TGTAGATGAATGGGAAGTAACAGATCCTGACAGATTTAATAATGACGACCTATTGGAACGTGAAGCATCCATGGGTCGTTCTAACTATATGCTTCAATTTCAGCTGGATACCAGCTTAACAGATGCGGAAAAGTTCCCCCTTAAGATGGCTGATCTGGTTGTCACTTCTGTTGGGCCTAATGAGGCTCCAGACAACTGCATATGGTGCTCAGACCCACAAAACGTCATCAAAGATCTCCCAACAGTTGGACTCCCTGGTGACTACTTTTACTCTCCTATGCAGTTACAAGGAGAGTGGACACCTTACACCGAAACAATTTGCAGTGTGGATCCCTCTGGAAGAGGAACAGATGAAACAGCTGCCGCCTATATATCCCAAAAGAATGGGTTCCTATACCTCCATGAAATGCGAGCTTATAGAGATGGATACTCAGACCGTACACTCCTCGACATCCTAAAGGGATGTAGTAAATACGGTGCTACTAAATTAGTCATAGAGACTAACTTTGGTGATGGTATGGTCTCTGAACTATTTAAAAAGCATATTCAACAGACAAAACAATTTATAGATGTAGATGAAGTACGTGCTAATGTTAGAAAAGAAGACCGTATTATTGATGCTCTTGAACCTGTTCTTAATCAGCACAGACTTGTGGTTGATAGGAAGGTTATAGAATGGGATTATAAATCTAATCCTAATGAAGCACCTGAACTTAGACTCATGTATATGCTCTTCTATCAGATGAGTAGAATGTGTCGTGAAAAAGGTGCAGTAAAGCATGATGACCGTCTTGACTGCCTTGCTCAAGGTGTACAATACTTCACTGATGCTATGTCCATCTCTGCTAAAGAAGCAATAGCAATGCGTAAGCGTGATGAGTGGAATAGTATAATGCAAGATTTCCTTGAACATCCTCATAAATCTGCTAATCATCTAGTGTTGGGAATGAATAAAGACCAAAGAGATAGATCTCAAGGTCACGATGGTAACTCTTCAGTCCCTACCTGGGTTTAGACCGACCCCATCCTTATACAGGGGAAGGGAAGGGTGGACCCGACCCCTATGAGGAGGGATCTCACGACCCTCCTCTCTATTAACTTGATATCCTCTGATTGGATATCCCTTTAATTACTACCACTAAACTACCCATGACTGCCCCAAAACAACTTAAACAGCGTTATTATTATATATTCTGGTCTATAGCAACTTTAGCAGTTGTATTAGGTCAAATATATGTAGCTATAAGCTATAGAGGCTTAACTTCAGCACTGAGGGAAGTGTTAATTGGATAACTTTCCTTGTACTAAGTGTGGATTGTGTTGTAAACAGTTAGCTAACACTCTAGCTAATCAACATTCCTTACCTCAAAAACTTCAAGATCTTCTCTCAATCTTCCCCTATAGGCCAAAACCAGACGGTTCCTGCCCTAAATTGACTGAAGATGGTCTTTGCTCAGTATATGATTCAAGACCTATTATATGTAACATTAAACTAGCAGCTCAAGTACTTAATCATGATATTACTGATTGGTACCGTATTAATGCAGAAAACTGTAATAATTTGATCAATAATGCAGGTTTATCTACAGATTATCTCGTTAAAATTGAAGAATCCGCAAAAGAAACTGTTAAAACTTATGAAGAAGGCAGAACAGGCCCTAGAAAGAAAAGAAGCCGTAAAAATTCTGCATAAAGAAGCTAAAGTCCGTAAAAAAATGACAAAAATGTCTGAAGGGGTATAACGTCACGGCCTGGACCCTGTTACCCCCATCGGCCACCTATTTATTATAATATTTAACAAGTTTTTCCTTGATACTGAAGAGAAATAAATAAAAACTTTGATATCATGATACAAACAGAATGTAAATGCAAATTAATTAGTTGCGATCTGTTTGCAACATATAAGTAATAGTTATCATTCACAGTCAGGGATAATACTAATAAGAACTGAATAGTACTGTATAGTATAGTATAAACTAAGTATAAGTACTCAACCTCAGTAAGATGAGTATAAATACCGATGGAATATTTAGTGATCCAAGCTATATTGATAATGTTGAAGGGAAGACAACCAAGTTAACTCTTCAGCTCTCAGTCTAGTCTCAAATGAGAAGTCTGGGTTTGCTAACAAAGCATAGCCAAACGGATCAATACAGACTATACTAAGAACATCAAGGCAAGTCAGTCATATTGACAATTCGGTCTCTTGTCACCGACTTGGCTTGATAACCAAGGGTTAAGCATCCAAAACTATTCAGAAATCTTCTATAAACTAAATGGGAGCTTACTGCTTATTAATCACTGTTTAATTGTTATTAATCAAATTGGTAAGAGGTTTAATAAAGTGAGTATTTACTGCTTTATAGATTGCACGGATTGAGGATGTATTAACTCTTGGACTTGATCCTATAGTTTAACGGTTAGAATGTTACCTTGTCACGGTAATGATCCGAGTTCAATTCTCGGTAGGATCGTAGCCTTAGGGCTTAACACTAAATCAAGGACGTATTATGATGAGAGGTTATGATGAAATCATTGCTGCCTATGACAAGGACACAATGGAAGAAATCGTTACTCATGGTTGTCAATCTGGTGTGTGCAGCCAACACATATATTATGGTGACACCATCAAGTTCTTTGACACCTATGAGGAAGAAATCATGGACTACTTCACAGATAACTATGATGCAGACTTCTTAGTTAATTTATTCAAGGAGGCAAATGCAGTCTTGCGTCTCTATAAGAATTATGTAACATGGGCATACATTGAAGCAGTATGTGTCGATGTATTAAGTAATGTACCAGATCCAACTGAAGAACTTGGTAATAAGATCATGGCAATGGGTCTATGAAGCTCTTCTCAAGCCCTTTGGGGTTTGATAAGGGACTCAATCCCTTCATATTAAATCTACTCAGCAATTACTATGACAAAGAAAAGAATTGGAGTAGTTGGCGTAACTAAGGCTGAGAATGCTCAGTTAGGTCTACTACTCAAGTATATCTTCACCAATGACGAGGTATACAATTCACTACCCAAGGATGTATTAGCTTATCCTGAAGCTTTCACTCAACTATGTGGGAGATATTCAAGTGCAGTTTGATACAACCCATGAGTATTATTTCGATGACCCTTGTATTAATTATTGTGAGGATCACGATGCATTAATGATATGTGATCATGGCAGGTCATCTACTAACCGCTTAGTTATTGGTGGTCTTAGTAAGAAGGACATGGACTCATTCAGATTAAGATTAAACAAGGAGCATTTAGAAAATGTCACTAATCAAACAACATCTGCATAAGTTGGAGAATCCTGACTATTATCCAATTGATATAGATGATAGGTATCAAGTTGAGCTATCATTATCTCTTAATGATGTCGAGTTGATTCTAAGTTATTTAGAAGAGACTGATGATGCTAGAGATAATGCATTAGCTGATGAGATAAGGACTCAAACATATGCATGAATGAGGCATTAAGGGTTCAATCATTTTGAAGTATTAACACACGCACTCCATCTGAGTAGTTTAAGTTAATACACGGTAAGTTGGGATCCTTGTTGATGCGTACTACCCTCTTCTTATATGATTACTTATGTAAGTCCTCACATTGGCAATTACTAATTACAACGGGATAACTTAAAAGGGGTAACCGTTAGGATGTAATGTAAGTCCAAGGAATCAAGGCATAGGGTGATGTTAATTCATCTTTAATTCGAACCTCTTGATTCACTCCTGTTGCCTTACTAATTAATACGCTGCGTGCTGCAGTAAAAGACAGGACTACCAGTCGCTAATTAGTTAGGTAACCTGAGTGATTCACAGTCACTCGCCACCGTTATTTATTATTAAATGATGACTGATTTTAAATTAAAGACTCAGCTAATTGAGAATCAAATCAAGGACGCAGAGACAAGACTATGCTATCGTGGTACAACCTACACAAAGAAGGCTAGATCATGACAGCAAGTACAAAGAAACCAAGAGCTGCTAGACGCAGGAAACCAAAGACTATGACTACTCAATCATATGAGGTCAAGAAGGATGCAGACAACTCTGCAATCTCACATGAGGTTGTAGCAGCAGTTGCTAAAAAGGTAGCACCAACATCAACTAAACAGTTGCCAGTTGTTATTACCGAGGAAAGGACTAAGCTAGGTCTATTTGAAATAGCTTTATTACCTTTCTTATACTTAGAGAAGTTTGTTAAACTACTCTATAATAGATTCTCTAAATAAAGCCTTTGGGCTTTTCTTAGGGATTCACAACCCCTTTTGTTTATTATCTTAAACTATGAGGCAAGTAACTATTTTAAACTATGTGGATGGTTACTATTACTATCCAGATAAAAAAACCTATGAAAACAAAAAAGTATCAAATCACAGTCACCGTTGTTACCATACAAAGTCCTAAAGATATTGTATGGTTTATTACTAGAAAGCTCAAGGACGTAATGAATACTATTGGTATTGATATCAAGGAAGTAGAAGACCGTCCTACTAATGATGAGCATCATGGAGGTGTAACTGATGAATGATAACACCCTTATTGAGAATGCTATCTTAGCTTTCTTACATCATTATCCTGAACACAATTGGGCTGATGACTATAAGTTATTATTATCAAGAGTTAGGGATTTACAAAATGCAAAGCCAAAGGATACTCCCAATAAAAAACGGGGACGTCCAGCGAAAAGAGCAAGGACGAAAGAAACCACAAGCAATACGACAAGCAAAGAAACGACTTAAACAACTGAAAAGGAGACTCAATGCCTAAGTACAGATTGCTATTAGAAAGTGGTAGGGATTGTATTATCAATTCTCACTACTTACACGATGATCCAGAAGATGTTGAAGATCTAGCGTATGAAGCGTTAGAAGAGGCAGCATTCATGGATGATTATTTACTTGATATACAGAGGGTCGATTAATGCCTAAAAAGAAACGAAAACCTAAATACTTTCCTAATAATTATGATGCTGTAGCTGGTGCTCCTGCTGAATGGTTTATGCCTATTCCATTTGATGAATTCATGGACTGGAAGATAGGAGGATATGAGATACCATCATCAATTAACTGTATCATTCGTGAGAAACGCCTTGATACTGGAGAGATAACAGAATATGTATATCAAACAGCAGGTAGGGCAAAGAATAAAGCTAGACAAATAATGGATGAAGGAGTTAGTGAATTTATTGTTGCCACTGCTGAACAGTTACATTACTTAGTACCTGGAGAGGTAGAAGATTATGAATAGAACAGTAGAAGATGTGTATGATTATTTTCGTGAGGCTACTAAGTCTTTATATAAAGATCATCCACATTATAATGAAATTAAACGTTTATTAATTGATCAAATCAATGATGAACTTGAAACCATCTATAGCTCAACTGGATGAGCAAATTAAACTTGAACGTGAGGCTATTAGTCAAGGACTTAAACGTCTT